CGCAACCTCAACCTCAATCAGCGCATCGAGACCATCTCTCCATTCATCTCGCGCAGCACATGGATTCTCAACAGTCACGCCCCGGACCCTGAGGCATTCCGGACGCAGCCTGTGTTCGTTGGGCTGGACCTTTCCGGAAAGACGGACTTGACGTCAATGACGCTGCTTGCGTTCTATGATGGGCGGTGGCACATTGCGACTTACTTCTGGACTCCGGAGCAAGGGCTCAAGGACCGTGCAAAGCGGGACCGTGCGCCGTATGATGTGTGGGTAAAGCAAGGGCACATCCGCACCTGCCCCGGGGCGGCGGTCGATTACGAGTTTGTCGCCAAGGATGCACAGGAGATTGTTGAGGGCATGACCATTCAAGGCGGCGGCTTCGACCGGTGGCGCTACGATCTGTTCAAGAAGGAATGCGACAAGATTGGCCTCGATCTGAAGCTGGAGCCATTTGGGCAAGGGTTCAAGGATATGGCCCCTGCGGTGGACTCTGTGGAGGAGTTGTTGCTGAATGAACAGATGGCGCACGGAGGCAATCCGGTCCTAACGATGTGCATGGCCAATGCCAAGGTCGAGAAGGATGCGGCAGGCAATCGCAAGCTCAACAAAGTGAAGTCCATTGGGCGCATCGACGGGGCAGTGTCCCTGACGATTGCGACTGGGGTGGCGACTGCGTGGGTCAAGGAACAGGATGACGTTGGGATGTACATACTATGAGCAAATGGTCCAACATCCGAGATGCCGCTGCGGTGCTGTGGGCTGCGCTTGGCCCAACTCCCTCTCCCCAGGCTGCAGCAAAGATAGCCACAACCACGTGGGGCGGAATCGACTGGTCAGATTGGGTACGCGGGAATCTGTCGGTGCCCGGGGTGAGCGAGGAGTCTGTGCGGACTGTCACCGCTGTTCACGCTTGCGTCGCCCTAATTGGCGGGTCGATTGCTGCGATGCCGCTTCACCTCTACCAGCGCGCAAAGATCAATGGCAAGGACTCCCGCAAGAAGTACATCCCGCCGTTGTGGTGGCTGCTGAATGAGCGCCCACACCAAGACTGGACCGCTGCTGCGATGTGGCAGTACATCTCCGACTCGCGGTTGCTTCATGGCGATGCGTTTGTTCGCATTCACCGCTCCTCCATCTTCAGTGCAGAGCCCACCGGGTTTGAGCCCCTCCACCCGGACTATGTGGATGTGATGACGGATGGGGACCGCAGGGCGTACTACTACCGCGACAAGCGCGGCCTCAAGCGCCCAGAGACCCTTCTCCAAGAGGACATCTTGCACATCCCTGGGGCCGGGTACGATGGGGTGAGGTCGATGTCTGCGCTTCGCTTCGGGCTGATGAATGCTGCAGGCATCTCACTCGCTGCCGATGAACAGTCCAAGCAGTTCTTTTCGGACGGAGTGCGAGCGGACTTTGCGATTGAGATACCGAATGCAATGACCCCGGAGTCCCAAGACCGCCTCCGCAAGACCTTCCTTGACCGTCACGCCGGGACCGGGGCGAAGCGTGCGCCCATCGTCCTCGCGGGAGGGATGAAGTTGCACCAGCTGACGATGACCTCGGAGGACGCGCAGATGTTGGCCACACGGTCCTTCCAGATTGAGGAGATATGCAGAATCTTTGGGGTGCCGCCGTTCATGATTGGGCACATGAACAAATCGACAAGCTGGGGCACTGGCATCGAGCAAATGGGCATCGGGTTCAACAAGTACACCCTCGCCCCTCACCTCACTGCGATTGAGCAGGAGATCAATCATAAGCTGTTCAAGACCTCGCGCAACTTCTGTGAGTTCGTGACCGCAGGGCTGGAGCGCGGCGACATCAAGACCCGCTACGAGTCCTACCGCATTGGGCTCGGTCGAGCGGGAGAGAAGGCGTGGCTCACCGTCAATGACGTCCGTGGTCTGGAGAACATGGAGCCTGTCGATAGCGGGGATGACTTGAATGAGCCCCCGGACCCAGCAACAACGCCCGACCCCGCAGCGGACCCCGCAGCGGACCCTGCACCCGCACAAGGAGAGCCAAATGCACCCGCTCAATAAATTGCTTCGCGACAACCGCAAAAACCCTCTCGCCCGGTATGCGATGGCGGTGAATGCTGCCGCCTCCAGCGCAGACGTTTACCTGTACGACGCAATTGTTTCGGATGAGATCGAGGCGGAGTACTGGGGCGGGGTGGCGCCTCAATCGTTTGTGCGCGACCTCAAAGCGCTCGATGTCGGCACCATTCACCTCCGCGTGAACTGCCCAGGAGGGAGCGTGTTTGCGGCGAGGGCAATGGAGCAAGCGCTCCGCGAACACCCGGCCCGGGTCATCGCCCACATCGATGGGTACGCTGCGAGCGCGGGAAGTTTCATCGTCATGGCCGCAGACAGCATCATCATGGCCCCGGGCGCGCTCATGATGATCCACAATGGGTGGACCTTTGCGATGGGGAATGCAGTGGACCTCCGCTCCACCGCAGACCTCCTCGACAAAGTGGACTCGACGCTGGTGGCGACCTATGCCGCCCGCACCAAAGCGGACCCGAATGCGATTGCAGACTGGATGGCGGCGGAGACCTGGTTCACCGCTGAGGAGGCGCTCGCCAACGGCTTCGCGGACGCGATTGCAGAGACCGCCCAGCCCGACGCCCAAGCTCGCTGGAATCTGAGCGCGTACACGCGTGCACCCGCCTTGCCACACGACTCCCGCCCGGAGCCCTCCCCGGCTCCTGCGCCCAAAGTTGCAAAAGCCCCTGTCGCAGCCCTTCTCCGGAAGCTCGATGTGGCGATGCTTACATCTGCGTAGCTGAAAGCAACGTAGCCATCCCGCCAATTATTGGCACCCTTTGAAAGGACTCTCAAAATGAAACGTGATATTCAAGCGCTGCGCGGTCGCCTCGCGGTTGTGGCTGCAGCAGTTCGCACCCTTGTGGAAGCGAACACCGAAGGGTGGAAGCCCGAACACCAGTCGCAGTACGACACCGGCATGGCCGAAGTCGAAGACATCAAGGGCCAGATCAACCGCGAGGTTGCGCTGAGCAATATGCTCTCGGATGCCCACAAGCTGGAGCAGGTCGAGGAGGAGGTGCTGCGGGCGACGCACAAGAAGGACCCCAAGGCGACCTTTGCTGCACAGATGTTTGTGAAGTGGCTCAAGGGCGGCGACAATGCCATCAGTGCCCAAGAATGGGCAGACATCCGCGCAACGATGTCCACCACGACGACCACGGAAGGCGGGTACACCGTCCAAACCACGGTCGCCTCGCAGCTGATCGACCAGCTGAAGATGTACGGCGGCATCCGCAATGTGGCCACCATCCTGTCGATGGACCAGGGCAACCCCATGTCCTTCCCGACCTCGGATGGCACCTCGGAAGTGGGCGAGCTGATTGCGGAAAACACGACCGCAACCGGGGCTGACCCGACCTTCGGGACGCTGGCGCTGAATGTGTACAAGTTCAGTTCCAAGATCGTGGCGGTGCCATTCGAGTTGCTCCAGGACTCGCAGATTGACATCGAAGGTTTCGTGAACAACCGTCTGGCGCAACGCCTCGGTCGCATCACCAACACCTACTTCACGACCGGCACCGGCACCGCTCAGCCCTTCGGCATCGTGACGCGGGCAGGCTCGGGCAAGGTCGGCACAACGGGCCAGACGCTGACTGTGATTGTTGACGACCTGATCGACCTCGTGCACTCGGTGGACCCCGCGTATCGCGTGGCCAACTGCAGCTTCATGATGCACGATCAGTCCCTCAAGATCATCCGCAAGCTGAAGGACTCGACTGGCCGCCCCATCTACATCCCCGGGTACGAGGGGCTGGCGGGGCAGATGAAGGACATGCTGTTGGGATATCCTGTGGACATCAACCAGGATGTGGCGCAGATGGCCGCCAACGCCAAGTCCATTATGTTCGGCAACCTGAAGCAGTACTATGTGCGTGACGTGATGAACATGACGATGTTCCGCTTCACCGACTCCGCCTACGCGAAGCTCGGTCAGGTGGGCTTCCTCGCGTGGATGCGGACGGGTGGAAACCTGCTGGACGCCTCTGCGGTCAAGTACTACGCCAACAGCGCAACCTGATCCGCCGACGGCGCAAGACCCCGACCGCTGAGAGGCGGTCGGGCCTCATGTCCCTCAACAAAGGAGAAAAACAGATGGCTAAGAGCAAGGGCGCACCGCCCACCCAAGGGCTTGTCAAGGCGCGGGTCATTTCCGACTGCGCACTGGGCAAGATTGATGATGTTGTTGAGCTTACGCCCGAGATGGCAGAGGCGGCCAAGTCGGTCGGCAACATCGATGACCACGCAGACGCTGTGGCCTACGCAGAGTCGCTCGCGGCGGCAGCGGCCCCGGCAGCGGCCCCGGCAGAGCCTGTCCTGGAGTAAGCGCATATGGCCAACATCGTCTTCAACATCGCAAAGGGTCGGGTTGCTGAACTCTACAACAGAGTCAAGAGCAATGACCCTGCGAACTCCGCCATTATCCTTGTTCCCCTTGAGACCTCGGGGCTGGAGGCGGATGCGACCCTTATCGACGTTGACACATTGACCGCGCTGATCGCTGGCACGACCAATGAGCAAACGACGATGGGCCGCAAAACGCTGACGGATGCGGAGCTTGCCGCATTCCCCGCTCCGGACGACACGAACGACCGGATGGACTTGTCGCTCCCGACCACCACTTGGTCTGGAGCGACAGGCAATGCGATCAGCAAGATTGCCGTGTGCTACGATGGCGACACAACCAGCGGGACCGATGCGAACATCATCCCACTCACAATGTTCGACTTTGTGCAAACGCCATCTGGCGCTGACATTCAGATGACCACTGGCGTGTTCTATCGGGCTTCGTAATGGCGGACAACTCGACCCTTCCGGCAACCGGTGACGTCATTGCCGATGAGGACATCTCTGGCGTCAAGTACCAACGCGTCAAACTGATCGACGCAACGGTTGGGTCCACCACGCCAGTCGGCACCTCCGCCAACCCACTCAAGGTGGCGGAGGTCGAGCCGGACGCCACCTCACTCCTCTCCACCACGATCAGCGCAGCAGGCGTTTCCGCAAGCATCGACACGAGCGGGTGGCCGGCGATTGTTGCGCAGATTTCGGGCACGTGGCATGGATTGTTCTTTTTTGAGGCGAGCAATGACGGGACGTCCTGGGACACCATCCTCACATTCTCTCGCGACAACCTCAGCCTCCAAGACACAATGACCTCGGGCGGTCTCTACACCGTGCGGCCCAGCGGTCGGTACGTTCGCGTCAATGTCCCAATGATCAATGGGTCAATGGTGGTTGTCGCTCTCGGTCGCAGGGCAGAAGGAATCGCAGCCTCTGACCTTCTGTCGCTTGCGATGGATCGGTCTAACAACACCCCGCTTCAAGTTCAACTAAACGGTGTGCAGCAGGACCTCTCAGGGGCATTGGTCCCGCCAGCTGACACAGCATTCAGTTTCCCCTTCTCCCCAGGCCTCAATGCCAATGGGCTCACAGGGCAGCCGGGGTGGCTTGATGTCTCGCAGTTCAGCATGGTATGTTTCACCCTCGTGGGCAACTCAGCCTCCGGAGCGTACGTGCTGGAGGGGAGCAATGATGGGGAGGCATTTTTTGGGCTTCTCGCCTACGCCTACGTTCACACCGGAGGGTCCGCATCGGTAGCAGGGACTGGCGTTTACGGTTCAACAAACACGGTCCCTGCCAACGTCACATGGCTCATCCCTGTTGTCTCGCGCTACGTGCGCATGCGCTTCACCACTGCGCCTACGGCAGCTGGCATTGCGCATACCCGCTTGTCCCGCTCGCCGGTCCCCGCGATCAATGGCGGGGTGGTGCTCTCGGGGATTCCCGGAACGCAGGGGTTGGGGACTGGATCGACAGGACACATACCGATTGCCGGGATGATCAAGCTGGCGCTCGCAGCCCCTCGCTCGGACGCATCGACGTACTACCCAGCGCTCACAGAGGAGGGGCACACGATTGTTCGGCAGAACTCTCAGCCTCAGCTATGCTGGTCTTTTGCGTCCATTGCCTCTGGCATCTTGAACACGACCGTCGCCACAACGATCAAAGCCGCAGTCGCGGGCCAGCGCGGAAACCTCGCCTCACTCCAAATCCAGCACGAGCCCCTGGGCGCGGCAACTGAGCTTGTTGTGCGCGATGGGGCAGCAGGCGCTGTGATGTTCCGGATGAAGCTCCCGCTGACGACTGCGCAAGCCCCCATCCTCATTCACTTCAACCCTCCCCTGCGGCAAGCCGCAGTCAATACCCTGATGGAAGTTGCGACATTGACCGCCTCAATTACGGGCGCGGTCTACGTCAATGCTCAGGGCTTCCAGTCGAACTAAAGGAACAACCATGCTTTCACAAGGACAAGTAGGACCAACCGCTGCAGGCGCAGACGGCATTCAACTCCCGCTCCGCCAAGGTCGCCTCGGGGATCAGATATTCTCCGAACTCCACGGGCGGTACTACGAGGCGTGCTACCGCAGGAATGTGTTCCATGCTGCGAACACTTCAGCACAGTCCGTGTCGGTTGCCCTTGCGACGACCTACACAGGACTCCTCCTCAGCAACCCTCTCGGGTCCTCGGTAAACCTTGCGCTCCAGAAGGTTGGGCTTGGGCTGAGCGCAGCCCCGGCGGCCATCGCCCCGCTCGGGATTCTGGTTGGGTACAACGGCAGCACCAATGTCACCCACAGTGCTCCTGTCACTGCGTTGCGCAGCTCATTTGTCGGGGTCGGTGCTGCTCCGGTCGGGCTAGTGGACTCCTCTGCGACACTCCCAACTGCCCCCACGCTCGCGATGCTTCTCCAGCACGGCTTCACCGCCGCAGCGCTCCCCTCTTCTGGCCCGTCCCTGGTGGACATCGAGGGCAGCATCATCCTCCCGCCTGGGGCGTACGCAGGCATCTATGCGCTCGCAGCGGTCACAGGCTTGTGGTCGATGAGCTGGGAGGAGGTGCCGGTATGAGCGCAAACTACAACGGCTCGCAGATTGGCGTCCCGTATGTCCGGACAAGCCAGCTTGTCATTGATTGGCCGGACAACAACAAGAAGCCTCGCGCATCCATCGTTCAGTGCACAGCGGTCAAGCTCGCGGACGGAACCATACGCGAACTGGACAAGCTGCCGCAGGTCGATGTGGAGCTTGATTTTGCTGTCGATGGGAACACGCCTGTGCCAATGATTTCGCCCGAGGACGCATCGCCCCTCGGAGCGGACACGACGTTGAACCAGGCGTTTGTTGCTGTCCTCGCAATCGTCCATGACCGGCAGCTGAAGGCGGAAGCAACCGCATAACCCGAGGGCAGCACAGTGTCGCTGCTTCTCCTTTTTAATCAGCCCTCCGGGGGCGGAGGAGGTTCTGCGCCTGTTGGCCTCTCCTCCGAGACCGACACCGCCCTCGCCCTCGCCCGGGTCCAGATCAAGGCGCTCGGGCTCGCCTCCGAGACCGACACCGCCCTCGCCCTCGCAGGTCTCCAGCTTCGCGCCACCGGCCTCGCAGCGGAGACCGACA